CTTCAATGTCTTTTGAAGGAGAAGATGCTGGAGGTGTGAGAAACGCTGGAAGACCTGAAGGAGCTAGAGCTTCTTCATTTGAATAGTTTGAATAGATAGTTGCAACTGCTCCTGTATCTGCATCTATATTACGAATCGCAATATCATCCTCATCACCCTCTACTACATAGAGAATCATATCGCGGGGATGCCATGTTAAATAGATTGGGTAGTAAAGAGACGATTGAACACCCATACCATCTATTCTCATTCCATTTCCATTACCTGCTAATGTAGTCACTACACCTTGAGGAGTAACCTTACGAATACGATGATTATCAAAATCAGCAACATAGATATTTCCATCTGTACCAATTACAAGTCCCCAAGGTTGATTAAAACGCGCTTGGATTCTACCATCTGAATATCTACTTTGTCGCTCATCTCCTGCAAAGACAGTAGCTTTATCATCAACTCCAAGTTTTGCTTTGTAAATACAGTGACTTCCAGGTGAAGTTGAATATAGAAGTCCAGAGTCATCCACTGCAATTGAGTATACAAAGTAATTAAGTAGATGGCGAAATACAGTGACTTCTCCTGTACTTGTAATTTTAATCACATGACTACCACCGGGATCACGATCTGCTACATAAACCGTTCCAGCTGAATCAATTGTAAAACATAACATACGATCAAAAGGTGCTTTAAATCCACGTCCTTCAGTCGCGCTCGCAAATGTAGTTACGTTTCCTTGAGAGTCTACTTTACGAATCGCATTATTTCCTCGGTCAAGTATATACAGGGTTCCACGATAGGATACAACATCTATAGGTTTATTAAATGTAGCCTGATTAGCAGCTCCATCTTGAAACCCAAATTCTGTTTGACCTGTAAGTAAACTGGAATTTGAATCTGTACCAAGCTTCAAGATAGCGTGATTAAACTCTGGAACATCCTCAGCACGATAAGAATCAAAATTAGATATATAGATGTTTTGAAGATCCACTGCGATCGGATTCGCGTTCCTAATCTGCATTATAGTTTGTAGTTAAAAAATATTCACCAGCTTGTCTCCTTTTCTAGACGTCTGTCCCAGATTGGATCCGAGAATGGTTCAGCTTCTGTTTTAGAAGGAGGAGCAAACTTTAGAGCTATTTTAAGTCTATTGTTTTCAGATCCGTAATAATACGCTTGAATGTATTTACCACAATACTTTTCAAGTTGTTCAAGAAGTGAATATTCGTTCAAAACACTTTCAACATCAAACTTGATTGAACGGAAGGTGATTGTACTGTCTAAAGTACAGAGTTCAATTTGAGGATCAATCCTTGCTTCTAAGCACTCTGCGAATGATTGTTTAATATTTCTCTTAAGAGCAGCATCCATCAAAATAGAGTTCAAGTAGATTGAAAACTCTATTTTACCTTGTTGGTTTCGTAGTTGTATGAGTTCTCTAATATCTTGATCAGAGAGAATAGGAGTCATTTTGTATGAATTAATCCGTTCTGCCTAAATGTCTTCCATTTTATCGCCTAATTGTGCGCTTACGTCTATGTCTTCGCTTACGTGTTTTAAGTCCCTTACCAAACTTTTCTTTAGTTGCCTCGTAATCAACTGCACCTGGCACTGCTTTTAGTTCTCCCATAGCAATATCCTTAGCATTCTTAGCAGGTTGTTTCTTAATTGAATCCATAAGATTGATATACTCTGTATCTTCGTAAAAATTTAGTGGTTCGAATAGTGTATTTGTAATAGTCAAAAATGGCTGTGGATATGGTTTTTTTGGATCTGTAGATTCAATAACTATACGAAACGTTTTAGTTCCTTGAGGATATCCTTCAACAAAAATAGGTTTTTTGGAAATAATACGCATATGATATATTTTTTTGTTATAAATGTTTATTACATAGTATTGATTACCTACCATTAGATCTTCAACATTTACTCTTTCACCAGCAGCTGGAGGTAGTTTACTCATTTATATAACTAACCTAGAAAACTTAGGAGAAAGACGTTAAGCAAATGAGACACAACTACAGCAGCAACTCCTAACGCACCTGCTCCTTGCCAAGAGACAACACCTCCAGAGGTATATGCATTTGGAATGTATCGGAGCAACAAATCACGAGGAGCCGACATAGATAAAGATACGGTAGCCAAAAAGAAGGAAATATACAATGTCAAGTTTGCCCACATCAATCGCATCATTGGTAGACTTGGCTTGAAAGAAGGGGCCATATGGGTTCTCTGAATGTGATCTGAACCAGACACACCTGCCATAGGAGGCATTGACTGAGGCATCTGAGGAGAAGGGAGGAGGGCGTCAAGTGAAGTTTGGTCGTCCATTGTTTATGAAGGAGACGGGATTTCACACGTTGCATCTTCCACGCGGTATTTGTAGCACTTTCCATCTACCTTCACTGTTTTTGAATCTATGTCTTCCAAAGGAACACCTAAAATACGATAGGTTGCATAGTTACGATGGAATATTAATACCGAAATACCCAACCCGATAACAAATGAAAAGAAGGGACCTGCATTTTCAATTGCTCGTGTGATGTTAATCATTACTTCTTGTTGAGACTTGCGAGTAGATTAAATGAGTCTGCTTCGACTCCACATGGAACTTCAATAGCATTTGTTCGAACACATCCTGTATCTGTATGAAAGATATCGTTATCATGTGGTGTAGGGACGGCGACCTCTTTTCGAGTAGGAGGAATGATAATACATGCAATCAACATACCTACGATCACTCCTGCTGAGATCCACGTGAGATGAAACATTACTCTTAACTAGGAACAACTTTTGGAGCAGAAGCCTTGACATCCCTGTACTTAAAATACGCTAATGCAATAGGAGTAAGCAACAAACCTGAATAAGGAACAACAATCGAAATAGCTGTCAAAATATAGGCAGTAATGGTGTTTCCTGTAATAATCAATAAATGATAGGTGACTGCGATACTGAAAACCCAAAGCATTGTTAGCATAAACTGACCTACGTATCCAAGTGCCCCAAGAATTGTGCTTGAAGGTGTTAATCCTGATAAATCAGGTGCTGCAAACTCAGGTTTCTTACCTGCTACAACCTTTTGCCCATCTGGAATTGCGACTGTTTGAGAACGTCCAGTTGCTTCATCTTTATAAGTTAAGGTCAATCGACGTCCTGTAATAATGTTAGCAGAAGACTGTTTCTCAGCTACTTTCTTTTGAAGTAAACTGGATTCAAACTGATTTTTATTGAAGTTGATACATTTCTCATCTGAAGCAGAACCACAAATTTCAGTTGCCTTTTTCTTGATTTCAGCCTTCTCATCATCTGTTAATACAACCTCTTTGTCACCTGATAGTAAATCAAGAGCTGGCACAAGTGTATTATCTGCTACCAGATCTAGATATCCTTTTTTGGCCTTCTCTTGCATTGATTTTGTAATGTCGGTTGTGGCGTTTTCATCACCCCACGTAGCTTGTTGGATTACAATACTCATTGTTAGTTAGCAAACACGAAATTCGCAAGACCACTAACGATTCTCAAGAAGTTAATAGACTCAACGTAGACTCCTAAATTGTAGGTATACTCAAAAATAACGCTGTCTCCGTTTGTATTGCGAACTACTGTTACGATCGTATCAGGGGGATACAATAAAGTTCCATCTGGATTTGTTAAAGCTCTCTGAGCAGCTGTGACAATCACTGGATTGGGTGAAAATACTGTAGATTTCAAAACACAAACGGTTTGTTGTGATGCAACACCTGCAGCAGTGGGCAGAGGTTGTTGTAATGTCAAACGCAAGGTTACTTTGTTGAACATGCTTCCATTAATCGCACCACTGGGTTGATATAAATCATTGTTCAGTGCAAATGAATACATGTAGACTCCTGGAATCTCAGGCGCATTTCCAGTTGTGTGTTTATACATCTGTATCAATGAGAAGTAAGAACTAGGTTTGACAGAGAATCTTTCTTTACCATCCAAGAGAAGCTGACCTTGTGTTAATGCATCACGAGGATATACTGATGTGATTTGTAACTGACCACTTGAATACAAATACGTTTGTGTTTGAGTTGAGTTTGTAACAGAAGAATAGATGTCATTAGCAGTTCCAACGGTTGTAAATGGAGCTCTTTTTGGATTATCCCAGTTCGTATAGTTATCCCAATCATTGGTCAAAATCTTATCAGATCTCTGAGCAGACCATACAATACGAGTGACCAAATTAAAGAATGGAATTTCAATATCAGAATTTCCACCATACTGACCTGGATTATTAACAAATGTTACGGTCTTCACTAGGAATGTCTGATCTGCAGTTGCAAGTTGAGCCATTTCCATCTCAGTCAAATAAATGAAGTTTCCTTCCAAATAGGGATCTGGGAAAAAGGTGGTTAATGTAGGATTGGATTGTGTTCCAGTCAAGGTAGGTGGAGACAAAAAACGTCCAATTGAATTGTCAGGTGTAGAAGAACGAACACGCTCGCCATAGCTTGAAGATAATGGGTTAACATCTATGATCGTATACAACTCATTCAAAGGACGAAATGTAACGTTAATTGCAACATCCGAATTCTGCATAGAGACTAATGGAAGAGCCATACCTGGATTTTCACAAAACCAAAAATGAAGAGGAATCACTAGTTGCCTTGAACGAATTGAAGGCTCTGGAGTCTTGGTATTTGGAATACCACCTGGAAAGTTCAACGGTGTGATTGCATGAGGATACTGGTTGATTCGATCAAAAGCATTTGCAGGATCATAGAGTTCGGGAACATTTCCTACCATTTCATCTACAAGTTTTCGCTTGTTAGGATCGTGAGTCAGGTATGAATAAAACTTGAGCCATTCACCTGATAGACGTTGAAGAACCTGTCCGTTTGCAGTAATCTCTACATTGTCAATCAAGTTATATCCAATGTTATCAATCCATTTGAACTCATATCCAATTGAGTTTGAACGAGGGTCATAGTTAGAAGGCGGGGCATTTGTTGTTCCTAAATAAGACAATGGTGACCAAATATCAGGTAGAGTCAAAACCAAATAAGTGTCATGTATCATCTGTGCATAGCGATCAATCCGACACGAAATTGTTCGTTTAGTGGTTTGAGCAAACTCCAAGTTAGAGCTGCTAAATGTCATTCGGATTGATTCCATGGCAAAGTTAGTGTGTCTGCGATAAACTGCCCGAAAATGCGTCATAGACGGATTTCCATTAATCAATTCATTCTGGGCCCCAATTGCGACAAGTTGAAGTAGACCTCCCGGCATATTGTGTTAGTATGAGATTAGACTAAATAGGTCGTAGTCGCAGTATTTACTGGGACACAACAATCTGAAGTGTATGTTGTTCCTAGTGTAGCTGGACCTATTGTATTGATACCTACACCTCCAACAAAACGAGTGTATCGTTGAGCTTCATTTGCGAGAACACCAATGTACATAGTATTGCTACGTCGCTTCTGTGGTGGAGGAGCTACTGCTAATGATCTAGCAATAATCTTACGTTTCTGATTCGTCAGGTAATCTTGAGCTGAGTTGACTTGCATTTGTGATTTACGGAGAGAAAAGACTATCAGTATAATGAGATTTGTCCTTATTAGCACTCATGTAGACCAGACTACAGGATATTCCAAGGTAGTCTATAACCTTCTTGGGCAACTATCTACACTTGCTCCTCAAGTTAAAACTTATCACTTTGGATTTCAACGACATCCGTCACACTCAAATCTTCGAACAGTTCCTAAAGGCGTGATCTCTTATGATGCAGCTGCCAATGAAGATCCAAAGGAAGATGGATTTGGATTTAATAAGATTAATGAGTATTTGGAGATGGTCAATCCTGATGTCGTGATGATCTATAATGATCCCTTGATTATTCACAAGTTCATTGAATCTATGAAATATGACAAGGAGAAATCAACCTATAAGCTTTGGTTGTATATCGACCAAGTCTATGAAGGTATTGTGCCTCCACTCATTGAAAGTATGAATAAACACGCACATCGTATTTATTGCTTCACACCCTATTGGAAGGACATTTATGCTAAATATGCTGAGTTTCCAGACATTCGAGTTCTTGAAAATGCAGTGGATACAACCTTGTTTTCTAAGATTCCAGATGGAGTCCGTAATGCAGTTCGAACTTCAATGGGTCTTCCATCGGATGCAGTCTTAATGATCAATGTAAATCGCAATAGTCATCGCAAGAGACATGATCTATCAGTGATGGGATTTGCTGAACTGATTACTCGTGATCCAAAGAAGCCTTATTATTACATGGTAGTCACAGGTCTCAATGCACAACAAGGTGCCTATCACGATATCAATCGTATTTTC